GAACCCGACTCCCCGACCCGACATTAACCCGACCCGACCACCCAGCTGTGGGCAAAAAAAATGGGCCGAACCCGAAGGCCCGACCCGACTAGGTGAGGTTAGCCCCTAGTCTATAAACTATCCATTATCTTCTGTTTGAATTTTTCCTCAAACCCCTCTTCTGTTCCTACTCCCACAACCTCAAGTCGGGAGTCTATAAACTTTTTTTGATTGCGTTTAGCATTGTCGATGTTGACATAAACGCCTAACAAGATGTCTATATCGTTCAGAACATCTACAGGATCACGGCCAGCTGAAGTAGACAATGCGGCCTTCAGCCAACGGGACGTAGTAGGGTCATCCAAGATAGACTCAACGCTCTTGGTAACAGGCGCAACAAGATAAATTTCTTTTTTAGACATAACGAACCTCTTCTATTGGTTATTGACTATCCCTAAGATATGCCATAAGGTGGTGTCATGTCAACAACGAAAGAGAGGTTGTAGAAATGGTTAAGCTTGGAACTGAGTATGGTTTTGAATGGGATGGTATATGGATTACTGACCCAACGGTATCTGAGTGTGGTAGGTTTGAGGTTGACCCAATCACCTATTATGGTTTGACCCAAGAGCAATACAATTTGCTCAGAAAGCAGAACTAAAGAGAGGTTACAGCGATGTACCAAGTAAAGAAGATTAGACTCTTCAATGGAAGAAAAGGTGGAGGTTTTAACTGCAACCTATATCGCGGAAACGCCAAAGTAGCAGAAGTTATAGAAGAGGGTTATGGTGGCGAAGTTTACTTTAATTGGACTGACCAAGGATTAACAAGAGTGAGAACAAACGGAATAGACTACAAGAACGAACCAAGAGTTTTTAAAGACACTCCAGAGGAGAGTTTATTTAGAACTTATTGTCTTGGTCTGCCAAAGTGGGACTGCAACGACAAAATGGTCCACACGAATATGGACATTGCCATACACGATCTGGTCAACAACGCACTAGACGCTAGAGAGGAGTCATAATGAAAACTCCACAGGTAAAGATGCATCCAGACGCTTTCTATGAATGGCTGAAAAGTCTAGGGAATGACTTTGACTATGACGTAAAAGTCAAATGGTCTTCACGATTATGGAAGGACAAAAGAAGCGTCAATGAAATCCTGAGTGAAGACTTGGGCATCATTCCAGAGGAGTCATAATGAAAACTCCACAAGAGTGTCTGTCTTGCTCATGGTGCGGGTTGGACTTTGACCCACACAACGAACCATGGGACTTAATAGAATGGCCGACTGCCATTGAATGCATGGACTACGGGGTTGAACAAAAGCATCCATCGGACAAAGAGCCAATCTCGCTGTGCGATAAATGTGGAAGCGGGAACAGTATTGAAGAAACCGCAGAGCATTTTGAATTACCAGTGGCTCACGTGGCAAAAGAAATGGGAGTGGAACCATAGAAAAGGAGGAGCTAGATAAAATGAATAGTATTATGTCACTGTATAGTGTTTTTGATGCTGAAGCTAGGCTAGAGGAACAGGATACTTCAGAATCCATCACTCTAAGGGTAATAGATTCTGACAAAAACTACATGGACCTAATCATATTTTCTGAAGATGAGAAGTTTCCTGCAAAGGTTTTAAAAGTCTTTGGACTTGAGAGGGATTAAGAATATGCTGAAGGGTAAATATAAGGAGGAGGTGGGGAGCGATCCCCACCTTAATTTTTGCATGGACAAAATTCTAGACCAAGACCTCGAACTAGCTGGCCAACGGCTGGGGGCTGTCAGCTCCCTGCTGCCGAACTTAGAACACATGTCCTGGGCCTACAACTTCTGGCGCCAGACCCAGGCCCGACTCCAACGGACCATGGCCCGACTTGACCAGGAGAGAGCTCCCGACTAACCTTGGGACTCCTCCCGACCCGGCCATACTATCCCCTCCATTGGCCGGGTTACATTGACCCCGACCGTCTGGGTTTCTACGCCTTTACCAGATGGCCGGGGTTCTTTTTTATCCCGACCCGACTTGACCCGAATGTAAAATCATGATTTAATGCATTAACAGTCAACAATCATCGAGGTGCATTATGAAAATTAGGTTTTCTAGGTTTTTCAGCACACATAGCGCCAAAGCTATCAAAGCTGACAAGTATGGTTCTCTTAATGGCATAAACTACATGGCGCCACACACTACTGGTGGTGTCGGTAACCTGTGCCCAAAGTCAAGCCCAGGTTGCAGATCGCTGTGTTTAGGGATCTACAGTGGCCAGGCTGCAATAGTTAAAGATATTGAAGCCGGAACCAATAGCGTAAGAGATAGCCGACAACGCAAGGCGAAATATTTTATGAGTGATCGCAAAGCGTTTATGGCTGAAATGACTTGGCACATTCGCAAGCTGGTCAAGCAATCGGATAAGAAAAATAAAAATCTAGTTATCCGTCCCAATGGTTCAACGGATATATCGTTTGAACGCATTGCAGCTGAAAACGGAAAGCCATTGCCTTTTGTGTTTCCGTCCGTCCAGTTTGTAGACTACACCAAAATCCTGGCGCGGGTGTTATCCAAAACCAAGCCGGACAACTACCATTTGACGTTTAGCCTATCAGAAGAAAACCTGGACGAAGCTAAACAAGTTTTGAAAGCTGGGTTCAATGTCGCCGTAGTATTTGGCCACGGGCTGCCCAAAAAATACTTAGGTCATGAAGTAATAGATGGTACACTGCACGACCTACGCCAGCTAGATCCGTCCCCAGTTATCGTGGGGTTAGATCCGAAAGGCGCAAAAGCTAAAACCGATACCACGGGTTTTGTGGTTCACGACTACTAGAGGGGAACTAAGATGGAGGAGCACTGGAAAGAAAAGCATTGCGAATGCGGATTGGATAACCAGGGCAATTGGAACGAAAGGTTATTTGAAGAGTTTGGTTGCGAATGCGACCCACAGCTTCCAGCGCCGGGTTGTTGACTGCTACTTTAGGCGCTGGCGCAGCGGGGTTTTTGACCTCTTCCCCGCTCGAGAGCTCCCACCCTGCTGACATGCCTGGGTGGGAGCTTTTTTTATACCCCAGGCCCCGGCCATGTTACCGATCCCCCATCGTCCCCGGTTCCCGAACCACTGTCCCCAGCCCCGACCCGACTGACCCCCGACCCCGAACCATGGTTCATGATCCCGACCCGACCCCGACTGATATCGAGCATCCGATCCAGGAGCCCCGACCAATCCGACCCCGACCAAAGGCATGGGACCCCGGACCCCGACCCGACTCCCGACAGTCCATGCATCACTAACCCCCGACCTTGGTCCCCCCCAAACAAATATAGGTTGGGGGAAGAGAGGGGGTGGACTAAGAAGAAACTTACGCCTCCAGATTTATAATAGGCGAAATTCCACGCAACTTGATGCGATGAGATATTAATTCGGTTATTTTTTGTTACCTTAAGTTCCACCCAGAAGGGCACACTCTCAGCACACACATGAACGTCTGGTATCCCGCCGCCATAGCGGTTTTCAATCCGTGTGGTGTTCCAGTGTTTTGGTATTTTCGCCTTCAGACGATTCCACAGAAGTGTCTCCGCTTTCTGTGCCATCTATCACCTTATAATCTGCATCAATAAAAGCACCTGGGTGAGACTTGCGAAGTTCCGAAAGTCTGCCTTCTATCTCTTCACGGCTCATGTTTTCAATAGCGTGAAAATGATTTGTTTCTCTTCTATCGGTTGTCAGCCCACCCAGTGCCGCACGTGTCTTCTCTGCATTTATGGCAGCAGAGAAATGCCCCGCCTCTTCCGCATTAACAGACAAGTCCCTAAGTCTTTTCAACTGACCCATCAAGGTCACACCATACTTGCGTTCTTTATCTTCTCTTAACTCAGTTATGTACTCTGCAACATGGGGGAACAAACTGGAGTCCAAAAGTTTGTGCGCCTGTATCCTGGCCACTCCATTCGTATCAGTGTAACCAGCTAATCGAGCGCATTCCGCATTTGAGTGCGTCCCATCAACAAAATGCTTAGCAAACTCTTTTTGCCTATTCGTCAGCTTGCGGCCATGAGACTCTTCTATCTCTTCCGCTCTTTTATCTATCTTTCTCTTCATAGCGGCTCCTATATAGCACCAATTTGATATTATATTTTATTTTTTCAAAATTCAAAATGCCCTACGGCTAGAGATATCTGGGACGATACTTGTTCTTTTGGGACGGTGTGGGACGAGAATCATGAAACGTGGGACGAGGATATTTGGCCGTGTTCCGGGGTTATTGGTACATTTTCCGTAGTTCGTCCCACTTGTCGCACTTTTTTACGTCCATTTTTTATTTTTAAAATCTTTTTTTTTCAAATCGTGTGTATAAGGGGGACGGAGGTCCACATCCTCGAACTTCTTTCCTTTACCTTTGGTTTTCATGAGGTGGTTGAATTTTCGGTCCCACTCCCGGAGAGCGGTATACAACTCAGCTTCACTAGCGAATATGCGGTTTGGGTGTGCCATCGTATATGGTGGTTGACCTCTGGTTACTGATTTAGTATTCTAGCATCAGAAAGGAGGAAGTGGAATGACCAACAACCAGGAGAAGCTTGTTCCGTGTCCCGCGTGTAGTGGGAATGGATACATCCGCGATCCAGAAGTAGAGTATGTGGATTGCAA